ATATTGGAGTGGCCTAGATTGATAACCGGCGCCCGGAATCTGGCGTGGCCATCGGCCTCTTGGCGAGCCTGTTTGATGATTTTAGGGAACAGTTCCGTTACGCCCCAGACCATCCAGTCCAGACGGTTCGGTGACTTGCTGCCGGTGTACCCCGCCGTTGTCATGGCGAGCATTTCGTCTTCCAGTTCCGGGAAGCGGCCGACAAGTTTGACCTTACCAACCTCGTATAGTCCGGCGACGGGCTCAGCCCGCAGATGCTTGCCTTTGCTGGCCGTCACTTCGCGATAGGGAACGCCGGGCTTGGCAGTTTGCACCACATGGCGAACCATCGCACCGCCAAAATTGGATTCGCCAACGACGCAATCCGCCTCATGGCGATCATAGGCATCAGTGGCAACCTTGCCCCATTCGCCGGGGCTGCCACGCAGCGTTAAATCTTCCAGCACGTAAGCGACGCCATCGGTCCCAAGCGCGACGACCCCGATACCGATTTCATCGGAAGCGGTGTCTTCCACGTTGTCGGCACCGCTGGGATCGATGACCACAACGGTTCGGACAAAGGCTGGTAACCGGCTGGCATCCAGAATGCGCTGCTGATCAATTAATTCAGAAGTCCAAAGCGCTGCTTCTCCGGCGTCACCATACTGCCCGAGATAGAACCGCTTCCGCTGACGTTCCGGCAGGTTTCGCAGGCTTTCGAGATAGGCAGGATCGAGGTTGGCCTTATTATCCTCGGGATTGATGAGCATTGATGTATAGGCTTCTGGATTTACCAGTGCCCGTTTCGTCTCAGGGTCTCGCTTCTCTACAAATAGCCGGTGCAGCCAGTGCGTTTCAGCCGGCGGATTGCAGTCATAATAGGCTTTCTGCCGCAGAGCGGTGGTTTGGGCCAAGCGAGTGATCCCGATATTGTGGGATGCCCATGGAATCTGCGAACTTTCGTTGAAATAGACCGTCGCATACTCGTTACCGAGAATCTTTTCGGCGCGTTCCCTATCATCAAGACCGCCAAACCAGATTTCCGATCCGTTTGGCAGTTGCAGGTACCCATCCTGCTTATTGGTGTTGCAGCGCGACTTCACTTCTGGCGGGAAACACGTCTCAAGAACGTAGTTCAAAGTGCCGGTTGGCCCGGTGATAGATTTCAGCGAATTCGCCCGGAACCGCAAAATGGCATGGCGGCTTTTTGGAACCGCCAAAGCACGCGCCAAAAGCGCCTCAACCAGGATCACCGTTTTGCCGGAGCGAGCGCCACCCCGCAGCAGGATATGCCTGGCATCCGACCCTAGAAGCTGTAGCGCCTCTTCCTGTTTTCGGGTGTGTTTAAGTCCCACCGTTGATTTGCCTCACTAATTTCAATAGGCGGGATCAGCGGCGCAAAATGAATTCTTATGGACCCGAGGCGCGCGGAACAATGTTCTACAGAACGCCCTTAAGCAGGCCATCGAAATGGATATGAATATCGCCGGACTTCTTGTCTTCGTCCTTAAACATGCCAAGATGCTTGCCCAGATCGACTAGGGCAGACTTCTTGTCGTAGAACTTGACCTTGAGGCCCTCTTTGGTTTGCGAAACCTCGGCTATGGCCCCCGCCGTCTCATCATCGAGATCATCGCTGCCAATCAAAGAAACGCCATTCGCTATGACGATTTCCCCGGATTCCGGGTGAATGACGCCAATGCCCTCTCCCCATTTGACGGCCTTGCGAATATCGGAAAAGCCAATCTTGGCGAGTTCCCGCATCACCATTTCCTGGGTTACGCCAGCCTTGTCAGCGGCTTTCCCGAGAATTTCCGCGACTCTTGCCACGACGCTTTCATTTGCGTTCAGCCGTGTAGCGTTCCCGCGGTTAGGGCTAAACCCTGCCATCGCATAAGCAGCGTCGGCGGTCTCACCCTTTGCCAAGGCCTGAGCGAAGCGCTCGTGACGGGCATTCTTGAGAACCGGCAATGCCTTAGACCAATCCCGCCTGTTGCAGTTCTTCCAGCGATTTCTTACCGAAGTTTGCGAGGCTTAAGAGATGCTGACCGATATGGCGTTTCAGATCGCCAACCGTATTGATGTTTTGCTCGGATAGAGCGGTGATGGTCCGCTTGGAAAGGTCAAGGCTGGCAAGTGGCATTGAGGCGTCCAGTGCTAGACCAGTGGGTTGCTGAGATGTTTCCATGCGAACTTGCCTCCGATGTTTGCCGCCGCCATTACGTCTTAGTGCCAGCGACACGTTTAAAGCCGCCTGCCGCTGTGCTTCCTTAGCGACGGCCATTTGCACATGATGGGCCTTAGTGGCGCGGCGGCGCGCGAGCGGGTTCAATTAGGTGAAATTGCCTGTGGCAATGACACTGATATTGGCGCCGGTTGTGACTTTCCAAGCGCCAGAAACGCTATGCAGTCCCAAGGGAACGAAGAATGGCTTCAGATCCGCAACGCTTGTTGCTCCGCCGACAAAGACCGGAATGGAAATGGCATTGTCGAGCAGGGTAACGAGCCCCGGTGAAGTCGTGGCCGGGATGACTAGAAGCCCGGAGATGAAGTCCCCGGTTGCTCCTGTTGCGCCTAAGGCCTGACCTGTTTGAGAGGCCGCAACGGTTTCATATTCGCGGCCATCCGCTAAGGTCTCATAGAGCGCTCGCAGACTGTCCTTTGATACACCGGCAGGGAGAGCCATTGCAGCGCTCCTTATGCGTTGGTGATGGTGCCACCGGCAACAATGCGACCGGTTGGCAGACGGACGGCCAGATAGCCCGGATCAGTGCCGGTATCGGTATAGATCACAGAGCAGACGCCAGCCGTACTGGTGATGGCGCGAAACAGCTTCTTGGCGACAATGGCCTGAATCTTTCCTGCTGCACCTGCCGCAATACCCGTTGAGCCGCCTGTTGCAACGAAGTCTGTCATGGCTGAGCTGGAGAACAGCACAATTTCAAAGACCTCAGCGTAATTAATAGCCGTGCCATTGGCGTCTTTAAGGGTAATCGTGATGTCGCGCTGATTGGCGACCGTTGCCGCTTCCGCGCTGATTGAAATTGTTGCGTCAATCGCTGGCGAGGTAATCGCGATGCCGTTAGCCGAGAGATTGCCACGAGTGTCTTGACCGAAGCGACGGCCAAACATGGAACGAACTGGCATGTTAGTCTCCTATTGCTGAATTGTTGTTGCTTCTGGAGGGCACTAAAAAGGCCCGCATGACATGCGCCAGGCGGGCCTAACTGATATGCTGCGGTGAACCCGAGCTACGGTCGGGTGCGGGCGTCGAAACGTTCGGTAATGTACTGATCAAGTTCAGCCAGCGAGCCCAGCTTCTCGATAACGCTGGCTTCACCGCTAACCGTGTCGCCGTTGGTGAATTCGAACTCACGCCAGCCATCGACTACGCGGGACTCGCGCAGGGACGCCTTTTCGCGGCTCAGCATGCGGTACTGAAGCAGATCAGCGAATAGCTGGCTGTTCTCATCCGCCTTGCTGGTTGGCTTACGCTCCGCCTTCCGGTCGGGCTCTTCGATCAACTTGGTGGTGTCGTGCTTAGTCGCTGGTGTCTTAGCCATGATGGTCTCCATCGTTTGAGGACGGGATATGTCTGATTGGCCGCAGCTCTATGACTTTGCCCCCGCGGCTTTGACGCGAGGCGCATCAGACAATGCGATTACGCCTATCCCGAGATCGGCGGCGAAAGGTGCGGGCGATGTTTGGGGGAAACGAAAGGCCCGCTCACGATTTCTCGGGCGGGCTGGAATGGGGATTCAGTTCAATGGGTTAGCTGAATTTTGGGCGCAGAAAAGAATTTGCTCAAAGTGCATTTGCACGAGCTGGGTTCACCCCGGCGAAAGTCTGAACGGTTCAGCCTCGCTAACGGACAGGCAAATCATCCGAATACGGTTTTACGCCGCTTTTTTCTCATGCGCAAGTCCCTCAACCTGACCTGTTTCCATTTCTGTGGAGACCATGCGGCCGAAGATCGAGACCAGCACTTCGATATGACCCCGGCCATTGACGTTGACCACTTCCCCAGCAAATGAGGTGAACGGGCCATCCTTGACCAAGACGCGACTGCCCACGGGATATTTGAGCTTGGTGGTTTCTTTCTTGGTCTTGCCGATCTCGCGGCGATGGAGTTTGCCGGCGCGTGTCTCATCAAAGGCATAGTTGGCTTCGGCGTCCATGATAGCCTGCAAAGCAGCGGTCTCATCCTTGTGAAGGCGCATTGGGAGCCCATTGGTACCCAGAATGCGTTCCACTCCCTCACAGGCCCGGATAAAGCCCCATGGTACCTGTTCGCGCGGCTGATCGACCTCAAGGAACAAATAGCGCGGGGCAATCCGCTTTTCATGCTTGATGAACACGTTCTTGCGCCGGTTGTACTTCTCGAACTTCTGCCAAGGCGCATAGGTTCGGAAACCCGCCTGGTGCAGGTTCTTTTCCGCCTTGTCCTCGCATTTGATATTGGTCCTGAGAACGTACCACGCCATCACCAAATTCCTTTGTGGGCTTCGGCCATGATTTCAGCGCGGCGGCCGGGGGTAAGTTTTCGATTGGTTGGGCGCCAATTCATGGGCCTGCCAGCGCGGCCAGGCGGATCAATGCGATACCACTGATCGTTTTCACCAAGGAAGAACCTCATTTTCCCGCCATCGTTTAGGCCGCCCATGTCGCTGAACAACAGCTCGCAGACCACGCCATCATTGATGATGGCCGTTGTCATCGGTTGCCACGGATGGGCCTTTTCGTATTCTGCCCTGCGCCGACGCTCATCTACCGTGCTCATGGTGTCTTTTTCTTGGGTGTGGAATCAGTGTTATTAGCCAATGAGTTAGCCTTGATTATGTCGAGCAACTGGCCTTTAATGTCGATCAGCAGCGATTGCTTTGCAGCGCCCGCTTCGCCGTTCATCGCCACGTCCAAATCGCGGACGTGCTTTAGGTGGCTCTCGGTTGCCGCTTCATAGTCAGCGGCGGTTGTTTCAAGTTTGGCTTCATAAGCCTCTATGGCGGCACGGGCTTCGGCTCGGCATATCGGGATGATCTTGGCGATCTTGGGAAACTCACTTGGTCTTTTGCTGGCTGTTAGGGCTTCGTCCCATGTCATGCGGCTGGGGCTGAGATCACTCGCAGCCCAAGTGTCGAAAATCGCCCTCGCCACGATCTCCACCATGTCTATGCTATCGGTCATGGGATTTTGCCCTTATTTTCACATTGTTGAGACAGAGCACCAGAATGAGCGACCACAAGCCGTAAAACGTGCCGGTAAGCAAAATTCCCCCAAGCGTGATCGTCGCTATCGCCAGATAAATCGCGATGTTCTCAATGAAGGCCCATCTCACAAAAGTGTCGGTGCCCTTCGTCTCCCCGCTATCGGTCATGAGGGTTGGTCCTTGGGGAGGGCAGGAGGACACTGCTGCAAACCGAACTGAATTCTAAACCCCATGCCCCAAGCCAAATCTGACATAGTGTCCATGTCCTTGGTTTTGCCTTCGATGAGGCTGTTCAAATAGCGCCGAGCGAAACCCTTCGGCTTACCAATCCTGACCTCAAGCTCGGCATAATTCATGCCGCTTTCAGCAAGAGCCGAAATTATGAGCGCTGCTATCTCCCGCTTCATCCGAAGGCGAGCAGCAATAAATTCCTCAATTGGTATGGGCTCGTCGCTCACGTCACTTCTCCTTGTGGTGTGGGGGCGGCAGTCACTTTGATGCCAACGTACAAACCAAGTTTATGTGCGAGCTTTGGTCCTCGTTTGAGCCAAAGGACAAAATCACCCATGGAGTCTTCAGGTGGACTGATCCGCTCTCCGATCGCTTTCAATAAAACCTTGCGCATCTTGCCTCGGCTTTCTTCGTAGGACGGATCGCCGGGCTCAAGGCTAAGGTGATGCTGATAGACCCATTCGTTCATGGCGATTTCCACAATTTCGTCGGTCAGCCAGCCTGTCTCTGCCATTATCTACTCCCTTGGGGTTGGGGTGGAGTGGGTCAGCTATAGTGTGAAAACAAAAACAGCCGCAGCTTGTCTGGCGCCGCGCCAAATGTCTCCCCGATCAGCGTCGAAAGCGCGGCTGGATCAGTGGGCAGAAGGTCGTCCGTAATCTCCGTGAAATTGACACCATCGTAGCCATCTATCTTCGCAATGACCTTGCCAGCGACAGCGTATTCGCCGCTCATGCCATCATAAACGACGTCGAACGCCCTGCCCGGCGCTCCGCTAATCAGCGCCTCGTGTTTATCGTAGTCGACCAGCTTAGGACTGATCTTCACGCCGCACATTAGGTAGTCGGTACGTTGAACGCTCATCCTGTTTTTCCTCGCATAATCATTGGGGTTAGGGTATCATGCTTCGATGTTAGAATGAAGTTTTAACGGCGTCGGAAGGTCATATTTCTCTGCAAAATCCAGCGCCTCTTTGACCCGCTGCGCCTTCAATTTGACCGTGGCGGCGGTTATGCTGAATTTGTCGCACGCGGCGCTGCTCATACTAGGCCCGCTGCGCCGTCCATTAGTGTTTTTCTCTCGAGGGCATTCCCGACTATTCATCCAATGCGAACAGTTCCCGCACTCGCGGCGGTCAACGTTAAGCGCCACCACAACCTTGTCCCGGAGTTGGGCCAAAAGGCTAATCTCGCCAGCAGAGTCAATAATTCGGTCGATGTCACCCATTCTCCCCCTCCCCCTTAATATGATCGAGGCGGCGAAGGCCGTATTCCTCTGCCAAAACATCCCACGCAACCCCGACGCCTCGAAGCGCGTCTCTCAGCACTCTGACGAAATCCGGGCCTTCATGGACGATCTTCTCCGCATAGTCCCGGTTGATCTCTATGGTGATGCGGTTGGTCATGCTGCGATTTCCCTCAAAAATTCTTCCGGCATTTCACAGCCGCGTTCGCCTGGTTTTGGTCCCCATGCGCCCCAAATGTTGGATTTGTAAAAGTACTCCGCGCGCTCAGCCCAATCGATCTGCTCTGGAGCTGGGCGTAGAACCGATGCTGCGGCGCTTCGATCCTCAACCCATTGCCGGATCTGCGGCACAAAATAGCTCCACGTTCTCGCTTTTAGATTTGGCTTTGAGGCAATGCCGGGAATAATGTCCCGATCAGTGTCAAACCCCGCTTCGATCAAGCCAAGAATGGGCGCGAGGCTGAGCAACCCCGGATGTTTTTCTAAGCGGGCGTCCGCCATCCCGTTTGCGGCAAACAGCTTGTCGAGAAGATGAACCGGAATTTCGCGCAGCGCGGAATTAGTATGCTGAGCTATAGGTTCTATAACCTGGATAGTGGCTTCTGGCTTATGGGGCTTATCCCTATCCTTATCCTGACCCTTATCCGACGCTGGAATATCGTTTTGTTTTCTGAGACTTGGGTTACCGCCGTTCTTGCCGTTTTTCTTGGCAATTGCTGCCTTCTTTGCGTCAGCAATCATTCGCCGGTTGTAGATGCGGCCATGCCGATCACGGGAGAACACGCCGTTTCGTTCTAACTCGCCTAGCAGGGTTATGGCCTCGGATTCCTTGCACCCGGTCATCAGAGCGAGTGAGGTTTCATCAAGACCGCGACCTGCTACCGCGACGTAGCCGATAGGGTCGTGCGCTGCCGCAATACAGAGCAGGCGCATCCAAAATCCTTGCGCCGCCATAGAACAGTGGCGCAAGGCAGGGTCAGATTCCCAATCCGACCAAAAGAACTTCGTCCACAAGGTGCCACTCATATGGCGTCCCTCACAGAAGAATGCCCGATTGAACACCAAAGCCGAACGTCGCCAGTCTCCCCGTTGCGGTTTTTGCGAATGAGGAAATCGAGGTTAAAACGCGCCTCCTGGATTTGGTACGGAAACGCGGTCGGATCATTGGCGAGGTAATAGCCCTCGCGATAGAGGAAGCCGACAACGTGCGCGTCTTGCTCGATCTCACCTGACCAACGAAGGTCTGACATGACCGGCTTCTTGTCGTCCCGCTTCTCGACTTCACGGCTCAGCTGGCACAATAGCACCACGCAACAATCCAGTTCCTTAGCCAAGGCGCGGGCCGCTGCCGACACTTCCCCGGCCTCGGCAACCTTATTGCCCTTATAGCGGTCAGAGGGCGTCACCAGGCCCATATGGTCGATGCAGACCACTGCCAAGCGTATGCCCTTGGCTTCGCACTCGGCTTTGAACCTACGGGCCTTGCCGGTAATCTCGGCAATGGTCAGGCGCGGGGAATCTTCAACATAGATCGGCAGACCCGAAAGGCTGTCTCTCGCCATACGCACATCGTCCATATCAGCGCTACTCAACAGCCCCTTTAGGATGCTTCCAAAGAACGGAGCTTTGACGGTATCGAGCGTATCGGCCATGCAGCGGGCGGCGATTTCTTCCGCGCTCATTTCAAGCGAGAAAATCGCTACGCCATGCCCATATTCGGCGGTGCGGCGCAGCGATGAACACATGAACGCGCTCTTGCCCATACCGGGCCGACCGGCGATCACATAGAGCTGCCCGGCATTATAGCCGTTGAGCTTGGTGTCGAGCGATTGCAGGCCAGTGGACGGCCCTTTGAGCTTTGCCGGCTGATCTAACGCGGTGATTAAGCCGTCCATGCCCGTATCGAGTGAACCGGCTATCTTTCCCCGCCTATTGGCGTTGACCGTATCGAGGCTCAGGACAGCTTCAACCGCCAGATCGTAGGGATCATCACCAAAGGACTTTGCGCGGGCCTGTAGGGCCTCAGCGGTGGCGACAAGGTGCCGTCTAGCCCAGCGGTCCCTAATCGTGCCTACAAGCCCGCCGATGGTATTTGCTGGCATGGCAGAACCGCATACGCGAGCATAGAACGGGCCGCGCGGAATGCCGCCGCAATCTTCCGGCAATGACGCCACGATAGCCTGCGGGGAGATATGCGAACCCGACTGGTGGATTTTCAGCGCGGCTTCGAACATATAGCGGCAGAACTGATCGGAGAACCATTCGGGCTGTACTTCGTCTGCCATGAGCGCGAATGCGCCCGGCGACATGAACAGCGTGCCCAAAAGGGTCAATTCAACATCGACCTCGGATAGGACAATTTCGGACGCGGGCTGGACCATCAGCGCTTCACCGTGAATAGCTCAAGCCAAATGCGCCAGGCTTTACCGGCGCGGATACCATCTTCGATGTTTCTGGTTTCCTTGGCGCGCGTATCGGCCGCAACCCAGGCGTCCCATGCCTCTTGCACGGTGGCGGCCTTGGCGGCTAGCGCTACGGAAATTTGGAGGACTTCACCCATTGACCACCTCACAATAAGAACGGCGGTCTCTTATAGAGCAGCGTCGAATTCCAGATGCAACAAGTGGGTGAACGGACACGGAACAGTTGATGTGGAGAACGTGAGAATTGTGAATCGTCATGGGAACGCCCTCACCGTGACGACACAAGGAGCCGCGTTATCGACGCTTTTGACGTTGACCTCCTGGACGTATTGGTCGGAATCGTCCTTGATGACGCCATGCTCGACCAGCAAATCCAGAACGGGCTTTAAGCGATTGTCGAGATCGAAGCGCCGCGAGTGAGGCTTGCAAAGCTCAACACTGATCGTCACCATGCCATGGTGTTTCTTCGGGCGCTGGGCCAGCAAAGTCCAACCGGCCTCTCGCTTCCAAAGCGCATAATCTTTCGAGGTGACCCGACGCCCGCCAGCCGTAGCAAACAAGTTATTGGTGCTGGGTGGCCAAGGCAGCGCAATGCGCTCGCTGTCGCCAGGCTTGTGGGGTTTGGGGGTGAAACGGGTCATGCGGCACCGTCCAGCAGAAAGCTTTCCTGCTTGGCAGGCTTGGCCCGCTCAACAAACATATCCCCTTGCAAAAGAGCTTCGCTGATGCGTTTGCAGGACAGGTCGAACCAACGCTCGTTCTGCTCAATTCCCACAAATCCCCGTCCTTGCTTGACGGCAGCAATTCCCGTAGTGC